CTTGTAATTAGTGATTTTGTTACTAGATAGTATACTTATCAAAATCTTTAAACTTTATTGATCTATAAACATTGTATCTATTACCATCTATTGGATCTTTAACACCATGAATAAAGTTTTTGTTACCAGCCCACATAACTAAAGAGTTGGCCTTTGGTTTAAATTCATAATTTCTTTCAGGGAAATATACTTGACCACCAGAATAATCATCATTAATATATATATTACAGGACAAGTATCCATCCCAAGCATTTTTCCAATCATGTAACTCTTCTTCTTTTGGCTTCTGCCTGTCAAGTCCTTCAATAATATCAGTATGAACAGGAGTAATTGCTCCTGGGGTTGCTATTGTTGCAGCAAGCATATGGGTATTATCATCAACAAATTCCATACCATATAGTTCTGTTGCTGTCTCAATTATTTTTTTATTGTATTTATTTTGTATTTCAATAATCTCTGGAGTAATAACTTTATCTATTTCTTCTTGAATATGTTGACCATCTTGTGGTTGTGCTGCTGATACCCAATCTAAAAACTTTAACATAATGTTATAGTCGTCAACATCCATAAAGTTTTCTTTAGTTTTAATTAAACTTATATCATTACCTAAAACATCTACAAAAGAGTTCATTTAGTGTGATAGTCTTTGTTAAGATCTTTTATGTATTGCAAGTTTGCTTTATATGGAAAAGGTATTTTTTCTAATCTTGTATCTAACTCTCTTTGGGTTATGTTAGAGAAAAATGCTACTATTGTATATCTTGGATTACCTGAACCTATGTCATGTATTTTATGTTCATATATGTATGATGCTGGAAACATAAATAATTGTCTTGCTTTTGGTTTAATTTTTATTCCAAAGTTTATAAATTCTAATTCTCCACCAGCATAATCATCGTTTGGATAATATACCATTGCAACAGTTCTTGGTGTTCCGTATGAATCATCTGGATGCATACCAAAATAATCACCTTCAGTGTATTTACTTATTCTCCAGTATTCCCTACTTTGTGGGTCTAGATCATAGTGCCACAAATATGAATCAATAACTTCTTCAAAAACCTTGCATAGTTCTAAATCTTTTTCAGGTTCTTCAAAGGTAATCCAAGTACTTACACCTTTTTTACCAACCTCTTTGGGGATCTGATTTCCTTCTGAATCATGAATATAATCTTCTCTAATAAAACTGCCATCTTCATCAAGTTTTTTAATATAGTCTAGTCCTTCTGGCCAAACCTCGTTATATATGTGTATTCCTGGTGCTGGTTGTTCGTGTTGAAAGTTATTGCCTTTACGACTTTGTGTTATATTTAATTTGGCATTAGCCAATTTAATGGGATCCAACCTTACACCTTTCTCTTAGTATTAATTATATCATGCATCTTTTTTTATGTATATGTCAGAATACCCGCAATATCCCAGGGCATAACCAACAACAGACCAATCTGAATGAGTGTTTAAAAATTTATTTACAGCCTCTACACACTCATATTCTTGTTGCTCAAACCATCCCCAAAATGTATAATCGTTAATTCCTATTACTCCACCATCATTAATTATCTTATTAGACTCAACTAAATAACTATATACTGATTCATAATCATGAGCAGCATCAACATATATGTAATCAAATTTTTGATCTAATGTTTTTATTGTGCTATCTATGTTGCCAGCCACGGTCATAACATTTTTATCTTTAAGCAAGTTTTTTACATATTGTTCATGATTTTCTGCAGTCCACCTACCGTATCTAGCACATGGCTCATTAAAAAAATCTAACAAATATGAAACATTAAATTTTTTTCTATCTAGCAACCATTTAGAATAGTCTCCACCACCTGCTCCTAGTTCTAAATAAGAGCCTTCATTTGGTAAAATAGATAAAACATTATCATCAAATCTATCAGCAAACAGTCTTGCCTTAGTTAGTTTAGATGAATGTATATAATCAAATCTTTTATTTTCATTACGAAAGTCCATATATCCTTTTCTATTAATACTATTATAGCACTCGTGATACAATGGGATAAAGGATTTTTGTGAATAAGGTAGCCGTAATATCAATTGCTTGGGGCAACAAGTATAAGCACTTTGTGCCATCTTGGTACGATCACGTTCAGTCTCTTAAGATTAAACCAGACGAAATAATAATTGCATACCATCCAGATGATGATACTGGAGTAGAGAATTTAGATGTTAAATTAGTAAAATGTTATGAAAGATCATATTCTAAAATGTTAAATGCGGCTATAGAACAAGCCAACTCAGATTGGATAATTCAGTGCCCACTTGATGACATGATGCTTCCTAACGCTTTAGATTTTGTTAATTTTGTAGAAAAAGATATAGATGTAGTCTTGACATCAAGAAGAACTACCAAAGGTGACGTTCACATTGGAGACTGGAGTTCACTAACAAAAAAAATGGAAGATCACAGAGTTTGTCATACCAGTCCATTTAAAAAATCTTTATGGAAAAAAGTTAAAGGTTTTCCAGACTATATTCTTGCTGATTGGGCCTTCTTTTTGTTGGCTTACAAAGAAAATATAAAAGTAAAACATTGGGGAGAAATTACAGTATTGTCGAATGTTAGTGATAGTTCTTTGGGTGCATCTGCTGGAGAAGATGAATGGAACAAGATAATTAAACTAAGACAGGAATTAAATATATGATAGGTATATTACCAGCATCTGGAAAAGCAGAAAGATTAAAAGGAATACCTAAATTTGCAATACCAACAATGAATAATGAAACCCTTATACAAAGACATGTAAGAATGATGCGTGATCATGTTGATAGTATAAAAATTTGTACAACCAAAGATTGGTTTAGGTTAATAGAAACATTATGTCCCAACATAGAGTTGATAGAACTAGAGTCATCTACAATGAACCATGCAGTAAAAGTATTGGGAACTTCAGATAGTATTATTGGCATGCCTGATACATTTTATAAAGGAGAAAACCCATATAAAGAATTATCAAAAATTAATGATGATATTGGAGTTGCATTATGGAAATGTCCTACAAACCTTCGTGGTCGAGTAGGTCAAGTAAATATTAAAGATAACAAAATTATAAACATGTCTGATAAAAACCCTATGTGTGATTATCCTTTTGTATGGGGTGCAATGAAACTTTCTAAAGATGCAATCAATAGTTTAGATCCAAACACATCTCATCCTGGTATATGCTTGCCAACCCTTATAGATAAGTTTTCCCACTCTACCTGTGTAATAGATGGAGAGTATATAGATTGTGGGACTCCTGAAGGCATTAGAGACATGTTAATGTCAGATAGCGATATGATATAATTATATTGTCTGCTCTTAGGAGGGACAAAAATAACTCGCTGAAAAGGAGAAATAAATGGTAACATCTATGTTGGATCTTTTTCAAGATCCTTTTTTTGTTGGCTTTAACCGTGAGTTAGAGCGTTTCAAAAAGGTACAAACAAACAGCACAGGATATCCACCATATGATCTAATTAAAATTGACGAAGATACATATCAGGTAGATATCGCCCTTGCTGGCTTTGCCAAAGATGATATTGAGGTAACTGTAGATAACGGCTCACTCATCATTAAAGGTGAAAAGAAAGACAGCACTGACGGTTCTCAAACTGTCCATAAGGGAATCAGTTCTCGTAAATTTACCCGCATTTTTGCATTGGGTGAATATATGGAAGTAACTAATGCTGAATTGGTTGACGGATTATTATCTGTTAAGATTGAAAGAATCGTACCAGAAGATAAAAGACCTAAACAAATTAAGGTAAAATAGACTCATAGTTATTTATATTAACTAGAGGGACCTGAGCATGTCTGGAAACTGCTCTTTACTTTTTGACTACTGACTGGTATACTAGATATATGTTTCCAAATGACGTGTTGTATCCTTTTGAAGAATTTGTGATGAACAAAAATAAAAGTCTTAAAGGTTTTATATATGATTATTTTAGTAAAGAATGGTATTATCAATGCCCATCTTGTTTTACAGATATGTACGCTCCTACTAAAAAAACTATCAGAAAGACAACAAAACATCATTATAAAGAAATTTGTGGTGGTGGTTGGTAATGGCCAAACAATGTGGAACGTGTACAAAATGTTGTGATGGAACAACTAGTGTTGGTGGAGATATTTTTGGTCACATATATGGTAATGGAAAGCCTTGTCATTTTTTAAATTTAACTGAAAAAAAATGTGGCATATATAAAGATAGACCAAACGATCCGTGTAAAACATATAAATGTATGTGGTTAAAGTATGATGATGTTCCAATATGGATGAAGCCAGAATATTCTAATATTATAGTATCTTCATATAGTTTTAAGGGTAGAGATTTTTTAATTCTTAGTGCTATGGGTCAAGACTATTCTGCTAAGTATTTATCATATGTTATAAATTATACTAAAAATAATAATATACCTTTAATGTATGAAATAGGACATGGCATTGTATTTTTAAATGATTTAAAATTTTTTGAAAATGCTCTGCAAGAATCAGAAGTGTTTAATACAATGAGACAAATTTTAACTCATGGAAATACTGAAATAGTTTAACTTTCTTTTTTGTGGTTAGCAACGTATCTTGAAAACTTTTCTCTAATTGTTCCATCTTTTCTGACACGAACAATCCAACCATCTTTTATTTGAATTTGATTGTGTGCGTATTTTTTCTTTCTGTTTTTTCTTAATCTGTTATTGCTCATTGATTTTTTCTTTCTGATAAGATCTGCCCCAAAAAAATGAGGATATCATTAATAAACCAATAACCAATGAATGCCAAAAATAAAATGTGTTCATTACAAAACTATTCTATTTGATTTAGTATAATCTTTACCAAAGTCAGAAAACAATGCTTTATCTTTTTCAGCATTAACAATTCTTCTTGACCATGCAAAGCCAGCATCGCCACCCCATGCTAACCACATAATCTTTCCGTTAGAGGGATCTGTTGCATTATTAAAGTCTTTACCTTTTTTATCTACTTCGTGTCTTGAAAAATAAGAGTACATACGTTTAACTGTGCTTAAAGATATTGACTCTCCTCTAGCAAGTTGACCTGCACGAGTCCAACCAACTGATGTACCAGCACCTTTTGCTTTACCATTTTCTTTGTATTTAATTGCTCTACGTGCTGCTGATCTTACTCCTGCTGGTGGTGAGTAACCTTCTGCTTTTGATAAGTTATCTGTTTCATAAACAACTGTGTCATCATCTTCCCAAAGATCATCTGCTTTTGCTGCAGGTACACAATTAGGAACTGGTTTACCATTTGCTCCTGGTTTCATACCACGTTGTACATACCCATCCCAACATGGTGCTTGTTTGTTTACATCTTCTGAATCCATTGGCTCACCTTTCATGTCTACTATTGTACCACCCTCTTAGTGATATACTTGTTTAATGATATATGACAAATATGTAGAGCAATTTGACAAAATAGGATATTCTGAAGATAGGGTTGTTGTTGTCCCTAATTTTTTGACTAAGGATAAACTTGACTATATAACAAACTGGATTAAAGAATATAAAACTAAAGGTCCTATAGACAGATTAGATATAGATAACCAAGATGTCCTCAATATACTAAAAAAATCAGAAAAAGATATATATAGTTTAATATGTAAAAACTATACAGATAAGTATGATGTTAAATTTGATGAAAACGTGCTAATTCCAACTCATTTGGTAAATTGGGATTTAGAACAAAACTCTCCTCTTCCAGTTCATGCTGATTGTGAAGGACCAGATGGCAATCCAGCAATGCATAATGGCTATTATAGATATAACTTAGCAGCAATATGCTATTTAAATGAAGACTATGTTGGTGGAGAAATATTTTTTCCACACATTAATAAAAAAATTAAACCAAGTGCTGGTGACTTGGTGATGTTTCCTGGAAAGTTTAAACACGGAGTGACTGGAGTAGAATCTGGAAATCGATATACAATGTTATCTTGGTTTAGATTTGATATTGAAGACAATGTTAACTATGAAGATTTACCATATTCAAATACTGCTGTTGGTATATTGTTTAATGAGACAGGCAGTTAATTAAAACCACCTGTCTCTAATTACACCTGTTTATTTTTTAGCAGGTTTTTTTGCAGATTTCGCTGCTTTTTCAACTTCTGCTACATCTGGAAGTCTTCCAAATGCTGTATCGCTTGGATTAATTGCACGTAATGCTACTGGGGCAATCGCTGCCAATAGAGCATATGCTAGATCTTTTGGATCTGTTACGCCTGTCATGTACAATGCTAGTCCAGCACCTAGGACAGAGCGTCCGTATGATGCAAGAGCGGCCTTTAATTGTTCTTTATTCATTTTTATTTCTCCTTTTTCTTTGAGCATTTAATATGCTCAAACCTATGAGTAATTTTTTTTGGACCAAAAGTTTTTTTTGTATCCATTTTCCATTACCTTTTTAATACCGTAAGACATTTTTTTAAATTGTTTATCATTATACTCTAATTCTTGAGAAGTCCAATCTTCTCTTTTAATAAATATCATTTGATATATTGGAGTTCCAGCAGGTATCAAACCTTCAAACCCTTTCTTTACCATAAAAGGTATTGGCCCATTAACTGACCATTTGTCTGTGTCTATAATACCATTCATTGTTAAAAATGGTAGATCTAATCTGTTTGCTGGATGAAAGTATAATGTGCTATACCCCGCTGGAGTCTGAGGTTCCCACTGAGTTATCCAATGAAATTCGTTAGTATAGTAGCCATCAAAGTTAGGAAACACTCTTCTAGAATCAGTGTCTTGTGCTCTTGTAGACAATGGTTTAATTGGACCAGCCCACTTATAATTTACAATATCATTACCTGTATTTGGATCAACACCAAGATTAATTATTTCAACATCACATATTAATTCTTGTGTATACCCTGAAGTTAATGCATCTAAGAATGGTGGACATTTCTTTGCTGTACCGTCGTCCCTATTACCTCTTAAAGTTGGTTGAAGAGTAGGCATATCCTTAAACCATTTTGGTAAATAGTTTTTTGCAGACTGTGGTCTTGGGGTCATAAATTCTGCATCCTGACTAGATGGAACAAAGTTTACTTCTTGACTATTTGTCATGATAAAAACATTTTTCTTTCTAGTAAATCCATATGTGAATCACACAAGTTTAACTCTCTTGGGTAATCATTAAATATACGTGTTGCTTCTTCAGTGCAAGAGTATTCCTCACACACACGAAAAGCACTCCACGCTACATCTGTTTGGTCTTTAAGCCTTATCAAGATCTACCTCCTCTGGAATTAACTTCTTCAACTCATGAAATGATTTAGATACAACCTGCATCTGATTTCTAG